TCACTTACCATGTGCAAGCGACTGATGAGGATGAGACCAAAGACGAATACGCTGCAACGCGTGAACAGGCCGAAGATGCGATCTATGCCATGTATGGCCGTGGTTGGGATTTGGAATTTGTGGAGGAATGAGGTGATATCATGAAACAGTCTGGAACGATACAAGAGTTCATCCGCCGTGAAGTGCTGTCAATCATCAAGCGTTCAAGGCGTTTCGGCTACGCGCATCTATATCTCATCGGCTATTTGACAGGATGCGCCGAGGCGCTATCTCACGTCACGGGAGGCAGTGCAGATCTTATTCTGCGGGGTTGGTTACGATGGGCGAATATTTAAGAGCTATGCGGCATTTGCCGAGGTCTGATTTATGCGGGAGGTGTTTTTATGCGGAAGACAGCCGCGACGGTGACAATAGATACAGCGCTCTTGGAGCGCCTGACCACGGATGCAGAGAAACGACGAATCAGTCGGTCAGCCCTGCTCACAATGATTATAAACCGCTACTACAATGAAAAAGATAGACGCGCGAAGCGCATGGAGGCAGAACATGAATAAGCTTTATATCGTAGGTCGTTTTGTGGCAGATCCTGAAATCCGCGAAGTGAAAGTTAAAGACGAAACTCGCACACTGGCAAAATTCACGATTGCTGTGCCCGGTCGGCAAAAAGATGACCCGGCTGATTTTTTCCACTGCACGGCATGGGGTGGCGCGGCTGAACTGATTGGTAAGTATTGCCATAAAGGAGAAAAGCTTGCGCTGTGCGGTTCAATTCGGCTTTATACCTTTACTGATAGTGAAGGTTGCCGTGTGAATACGCATGAGGTCAATGTGGAAACGTTTGATTTTATGTCGCGCTCGCCGTCTGATACGCAGCCCACATCTCAATACAGACGCAAACGTTGATATTATGGCGGCCTATGAGGCCGCCACATTTTTAAGGGAGGTCGTATCATGGTTGGCAGTGAAAAAACCCGCGCAGAATATCGCCGTCTCAGAAAATTATTACAAGATCGCAGCAGACGGCTTGTGTCTGCTGGATTCAGCCCACTAGACACGGGGGAGCGGTTGGCGGATATTAAAACAGCGCGAGACCTCAGGAACTCGCTGGCACGTCTGAAACGTTTGGAAGCGCGCAAGGAAACAACAGTGTCGGGCGCGCGTGAACTCGAAAGACAGAGGCAGCGAGACGCGTATATCAGGGATTATAATAAACGTGTCCGAGAACTTACAAGGCGCGCAAAAGAGCGTGAACAGAGCCGAAAAGCCGCCAACTCTCTATGGAGCGATGCGAGAACAAAAAACTTTATGGCAGGCGTGCGCGATTGGTTGCCGTCTGATATGCAGAGCGCTATCAATCCCGCAAATGTCCAAGATTGGATGGACTATATCCATTTTTTGGATAGCGCAAAACAGGATCATACCATCTACAAATTCCGCGATGAAGTGCGACGCATGGCGGACCAGATGCGCGAGGGCGCATCTGTGAAAGATGTGCTTGCAGATATGCAAGATTACCTTGCAGATCGCGAGCAGGAAATCGAAGCTGCTTTATCCGCTCTTGACAATGAGCCGTCAACAGAAGGCGAGCTTGGGCCTCTCTATGAGGCGGCTATGGAATTTTTTGATGACGAGGCTCGGCGTTGATATACACGCCAGAGACATACCCATTTGAGCGCATCTATGAGAGCGGCATAGCAGCGCGAAAACGCGGGAAGCGTGCAAAAAGTCAGCGAGTGGAATATGTCAACGTGGTAGCGGCTTTTGATATCGAAACATCGGTTTTGCATCGCATGGAGAACGGCGAGGATGAGCCGCATGCTTTTATGTATGTCTGGCAGGTTGCAATAGACTCAGACGTTATCATGGGCCGCTCTTGGGATGCGTTTTTCGCATTTCTCGGCCATGTCGATGAAATGTGCGCAGCTTTACAGGAATCGAACAATCTTGACACTAAACCATATCTGGTGATGTTTGTACATAATCTCGCTTATGAATTCCAATTTCTGGCAGGGCTTTATCTATTCCAGCCGGAAGAAGTGTTTCTGCGCGAGGCTCGGAAGCCGATATATGCGCGCATGCTGGGCTGCATTGAATTTCGATGTAGCTACATGCATAGCAATATGAGTCTATCAAAATTCACGGAAATTATGAAATGCGAGCATCGCAAGCTTGACGGAGACACTTTTGATTATGATATTGTGCGCTATCCTTGGTCTGAATTGACCGACTATGAGACGCAATACTGTATTAACGATGTATTGGGGCTTGTGGAGGCCATCAAGACTGAAATGAAACGTGATGGAGATACACTGCACACATTGCCCCTCACGTCTACCGGCTATGTCCGGCGAGACGCGAAAGCGGCGCTTTGGCCGATCAGATGGAAGATTGAATCAATTCTCCCCCATCAACGGGAATATGCGCTGCTTCGGGCAGCGTTTCGCGGCGGCGATACGCATGCGAATCGCTATAAAGTGGGAAAAATCCTTGAAAATGTCGAATCGTATGATGAAACGTCGGCATATCCAGCGCAGCAGCGGACGAGAAATTTTCCGATCACCCCTTTTCGCTGGCTCAGCGGTGAAGATTTACAAATGACGAATATTATTGATTATATTCGCCATGGGCGCGCGGTTGTCGGGCGGTATGTGTTTTCCGGGTTGCGCCTACGCAATGAGCGGGAACCAGTGCCCTATTTGTCGCTGTCAAAAACGCAAAGCAGCGCTTTTGTGGTTGACAATGGCCGTTTGCTGTCAGCAGATCTTTGCACAACCGCATTAACTGAAATCGACTTGGCGATTGTCATGCGCCAATATTGCGCGGATAAAATCGCATGTGAGGAAGCAATGATCGCGCGGAAAGGGCCACTGCCCAAACACTATCTTGATGTTATCGATAAATATTATCAGGATAAAACAATGCTGAAAAATGGCCCTGACGGCGAGACCGAAGATGAAGCGGACGAGCGCCAATATCAGTATATGAAATCAAAGAACAAATTGAATGGTATCTATGGCATGAGTGCGCAAGACCCGATACGCGAGTCAATACAATTTATTGATGGCGACTATCAAGCAGTGCATAAGACAGATGAGGAAAAACGGCAGGCGCTTGAAAAAGCATATTTTCCCTATCAGTGGGGTGTATATACGACTGCTTGGGCGCGCTATGCGCTGCATGAGGCTATACAAATCGCTGGAGACAACATCATATATAATGACACAGACAGTGTTAAAACAGATGCAGCTATTGATTTGTCTCAGCTCAATGCGCGCTTGGTTGATCGCGCGAAACGCTGTGGAGCATTCGCGCATGATCGTAATGGCAAGGTGTATTATATGGGCGTTTTTGACAAGGAGGATGGCTATGACCGATTTATCACGCAGGGCGCGAAACGGTATGCATATGAACGTGATGGCAAACTTGGTGTGACCGTCTCAGGCGTCAGCACGAAAAAAGTAAAATCAGCAGGCTTGACGCTGGGCGCGCTTGAGCTTAAAGAGGCGGGCGGCTTGACCGCATTTAAACCCGGACGATATGCGCAAGATGAAGCCGGGCGTTATAAAAAGGATGAAAAAGGCCGACGACTGCGGGAGGGCGGTATGGTCTGGACGTTGGCGGCTGGCAGCATATCAGTCTACAATGACAGCGCGGATTTTTGGATTAAAGTGGATGGCCATGATCTACACATCACCCGTAATGTGGCGTTGGTTCCCAATAGTTATACAATGTCACATTCCGAGGATTACGAGCGGCTGCTTACAAAAATAAACCTGTTTGGGACTTGGAGGGATAAACAAAATGGGAAAGTTGTATCTTGATAATGGCTATCCAAATATTGATTATATTTGGGATAGTGCGTCTAATTTTGTGACTGTCACGTCGTCGCGTGGCACTGGAAAAACATATGGAGTCGCAAAGCGCGCGGTTGAAATTGCACGCAATGGCGGCGGAAAATTTGTGTGGTTGAGGCGCTGGGGCACGCAGATCTTGAAAGCGCGGACACCTGTGGGCAACCCCTTTGCACGACTCAACAAGGATATGGGCTGGAATGTGCAGGCGTTTTCCCTGTCCGCTGATATGGTCGCGTTTTACGAGGCCGCACAGAATAAGCGCGGGAAAATCGCGCCGGATGGTGGGCTGCTCGGTGTGGGTACAAGTTTGTCAGCACTGGCAAATGTTCGCGGCATGGATTTTTCGGGTTTTGATACCATCGTTTTTGATGAGTATATTCCACTGACGACAGAGCGGACGCTTGCAAACGAGTTCACGGCATTTTTGGATTTTTATGAAACGGTAAACCGCAACCGCGAATTGCAGGGCCTTGCACCTGTGAAAGCGTTGTTGTTGGGCAATGCCAATCAGCTAGCGAATCCCTATTATATTGGTTGGGATTTTATGAGCACGGCCATTAAAATGATTCGGGGAAAACAAATGATCTATCGTACACCTGATGGGAGCCGGGCGATGATTATATTGCAGGACAGCCCGATTAGCCGCCGGAAAATGCAGACCGGGTTGTACAAAAATGCGCCACAGGATTTTATTGAAATGGCTATCAATAATGCTTTTTATGTGGACCCGACGCGGGTTGCATCTCGGCCACTGATCGAGTTTGAGTATCTTTGCACGATTGGCACAATAGGCATGTATCGCCACAAATCGCGCCGGGAATTTTATATTTGCAGGGCCGCGCAGAAAACGCGAGCATATGACCCGCAGGGCTTTGGCCTTGAGCAATGGCGCAAACGTTACGGGCTTATGAAAACGCTATATTTTGAAAACTATTTGACTTTTGATAGTTACGATACAGAGCTTATTTTCCGTGGTTATCTGGGCATGATATGATACTATAATATATATTGCAAATTTTCCAACAACAGAATATAATGATATCAACAGTCAACCATTTCCCACATGCAGCCCCCAGAAGGGGCGGGGCGCGCGAGGCATCCGCACAAAAATGGTTGACTGATTTTTATTGGAGGTGTTAGCATGGAATTTTGGCAGACTTTTGTCCAGTTTGTCCAGCAAATGGGGTTTCCCATTGCAATCTGCTGCTACTTGCTCTATGATCGCAGGCTGAGCGACGATGCGCACAAAGAGGAAGTTAGCAAAATGACCGATGCGCTTAACAACAACACGCAGGCGCTCAGCCGAATCTTGGAGGTGCTCAGACTTGGCGAAGGTGAAAGCTGATGCTTATGTAGATCGCGCTCTCACTGGCGGCTATCTGGGTACACCATATAAACAGCTTGATTGTCAGGCGTTTGTGGAACAGGTGCTCAAAGACTGCAATGCGCTCTCCAAAAATTGGCGGGGAAGTAATCAGATGTGGCGTGATGCTGTCTATGATCGCTCGGACGATATGGCCGCGATTCAGCCGGGCGAATGGGTGTTCAAAGTCTCGCGTGACGGCGGTGAAATTCCGCGCGGCTATCATGATGAGATGGGCAACGCCTACCATGTGGGCATCTACTGCGGTAATGGCGATGTAATCCACAGCACAACGGGCGGCGTGCAGATGGGGACCATCAGCGGATGGACAAATCACGCAAAATGCATTGATGTGGACTATGGCGACGCGTCCAGCGGAGACGGCGCAGATGTGCGGCTTGAAATCGCAGATTTGCTTGAGCGACTGGCGGACGTTATCAGACTGGGGGTGTAACAGATGGCGGTGAAAACGTATGTACTCATCACATACAAGGACAGCGGCGGCAGCATTGCGCAGCAAAAGCTCAAACTCTCGCCGGATGTACAGTCAACTATTTCGATTAAAGAGATCAAGGAGGATGCGACAGAATGATGATGCAAGATGTGCTCGATCTACATCGGGCCGGATGGAGCCGTGATGAAATTCTTGCCATGATGCAGCCGCAGCAGGTACAGCAGCCGCAGCCGCAGCAGGTACAGCAGCCGCAGCAGGTACAGCAGCCGCAGCCGCAGCAGGTACAGCAGCCGCAGCAGGTACAGCAGCCGCAGCAGGTACAGCAGCCGCAGCAGGTACAGCAGCCGCAGCCGCAGCAGCCGCAGCAGGTACAGCAGCCGCAGCCGCAGCAGGTACAGCAGCCGCAGCAGGTACAGCAGCCGGGACAGGAAAGCGAGACTGTGCAGCTTTTGCGGGAAATGCTCGGCATGTTCCGCACAAACAACATCAATAACATGGGCGGCGCGCCGCAGTCAGTAGACGCGGCTGAAATTCTCGCCGCCAATGATTACGCTATGGAGGTGAAATCGTAATGGCAACTGGATATACATTCGCGCAAATCGCCAATATCCTGAACCAGATCGTGGCAGACGCGCAGGGCCGAACCGCTGATATCAGCGCGGCGCCGCGCGATATGTCGCAGTTTGTCGCGATGGCCGAAAGTGGTCTGTCTGTGGGCACTGACCCCATCATGACAAGCATTTCAACGGTTATCAACCGTTCAATTTTCGTCAATCGTCCGTACACTGGCCGCTTCAAAATCCTTGAGGGTAACAGCCTTGATTGGGGCTTTCAAACTCGCAAAATCACGCCGCTCGGCAATGACAGCGCGCAAGACAACCCGGAATACACGAGCGCACCCGCCGACGGCAGCAGCGCCGACCAGTGGACCGTAAAGCGCCCGAAGGCGTTGCAGCTCAATTTTACAAGCGCTGTTCAGTGGGCGGTGCAGGAGCCCACGGTTTTTGAATACCAGCTCAAGGCAGCATTCCGCGGGCCGGATGAACTCTCGCAGTTTCTTGCGATGCAAAGGCAGTTTGTGCTCGACGAGGTGGAGCAGCAGCGGGAGAATCTGGCGCGCGGAACCATCGCCAATATGATTGGCGCGAAGATTAACACGGACGCCGCAAATGTGCGCCACATGCTCGCGGAATACAACACGCTCACTGGCTTGACGCTGACTGCGCAAGATATCTACAAGCCGGAGAATTTCAAACCCTTCGTCCTTTGGCTTTGCGTGGAACTTGTGAAAGCAAGCGATCGGATGCAGGAGCGCACGACGCTCTATCATAAGAGCATTGACGGCGCGACCATCATCCGGCATACGCCGAAGAGCATGCAGAGAGCGCTCATCCTGAGCGACTTTATGCGCGAGATGGGCGGTATCGTTTTGCCTGACACGTGGCACACCAATTTTGTTGATGTGATTCCGCATGAAACGGTGCTGTTCTGGCAGAACATCAACGCGCCGGATAAAATCAACATCACCCCTGCACAGATCACCAGCACGGGCGCGCATGAAAAGGGCAAGGCTGTAGAGCAGAGCAATATCCTTGCTGTGCTCTATGACCGCGACGCGATGGGCTATAACATGATCAATGAGGGAATGACGATGACCCCCATTAACGCAAAATCGCGTTATTACAACGCATTCCACCATTTTATCAATCGGTGGTGGAACGACACGACAGAAAACGGCGTCGTGTTCCTGCTCGACTAATAAAGGAGACGGCGAAAGATGATTGATGTAATCCTGTATTCGTTTGCAAAAGAGGCAGACAGCACAGCCATACCAAAGCCAGCAAACGGCGTGACTTATGCCTGTGAACTCAAAGACGTTTGCAGCATTCTTTCGCCGTCTCTTGTTTTTCACATGGTGGCAGGCTGGACACCAGCACAGATCAATTATATTCACATTCCGATTTGGTCTCGGTACTATTTCGCATCGTGGACGTGGCAAGATGGATTGTGGATAGCCGACTGCGCGGTTGACGTGCTGGCAAGCTGGCGCACGGAGATTGGCAATTCAGCGCAATATGTATTACGCTCGGCGTCTGAATACGATGAATTTGTGCCCGATGGATTTTACAGCGCCAAAGCCGGAATCACAATGGACCGGGCGGTTGCCAGTTTTCCGTGGACATCAAACCTGATTGATGGCACTTATGTGATCGGTGTTATCAACGGCGACGACAATGCTCGGGGCGGTACGAGTTATTATGTATTGACACAGTCATACATGGCAGCGCTCAGAGATGCACTATTTATCAACACGGATTATTTGCAGATCCCATCAAGCGAGATTTCAAGCGAGCTTGCCAAAACATTGTTTAACCCGTTTCAGTATATTGTGAGCTGTAAATGGTTCCCCTTTGTTGCGCCGACAGAGGGAGACGTGCAAGCGTCCATTAAAGTAGGGTGGTGGACCCTCCCTGTCAACTGCAAGCGCCTTGCAAAAACGCCGATTTTCACAGACAATTGGACGCTGGATGTTCCGCAGCACCCACAGGCAGCGACGCGCGGGGGCTATCTCAACGGCAGCCCTTATACTCGCCTCACCTATAACTATGGGCCGTGGGGGGATGTAGCAATCGCACCGGATTTTTTCGTTCGTGGCGACGCTAAAGCGCTCACTGTATCGACTTTGGTTGATTGCGTATCAGGTAACGGCATTTCGACTTTCTCGGCTGGGTCAAGCGAAATTCTGCGAACTGCCGCATCGGTGGGGGTTGATATCCAGCTATCACAGGTTACAATGAGCATGTTTGACAGTATTGCAAGCGGTGTTACCGGGCTTCTGGCGCCTCCACCTGCCACGGCAGCGGGCCAGGGCATTATGGGCGCGGTTAAAGCAGGCGTGCGAAGCTGGTCTAACTACGGCAATATTGCAAGTGGTTTCGCGCAAGCTGCTATCAATGAGGTTGTTCCGACGAGCACGCCGACGGTGCAAACGCTGTCAGCGTCCGGCAGCATTGCGGCCTATCAGCTACCACCTATTTTGAGAGCAGATTTTTCAATTCTGGTGGACAATGACAACGCACGAGCTGGCAGGCCATTGTGCGCGGTGCGTAATATCAAGAGCCTATCCGGGTTTATCATGTGTCAAAACCCGGAGCTGCACATCGCGGCGACGGCTGAAGAGCACGACGCAATTATATCTTTTTTGCGCGGGGGCTTTTACTATGAGTAACATCCAGCCGCCTGATTTTGCATCTTATTTCCACACGTTCCGCGTCTACCCGGACCGCGCACAGATGGAGCAAAACGCAACCGTTTTCGCGGCGTATCTGGGCGCGCTGGGGTTTACGATCAATAGCGCTTGCGCGATGCTGGGAAACTGGGAAAGCGAGTGTCGCCTAAATCCCAATTATCCAACGTCGGCAAATTTTCCGACAACACGCAGTGGCGGCTTTGGTCTCCCGCAGTGGACCCCATGGGGGCGCAAAATTGGAGATTGGGCGTTGACAAATCTCGGCATCTCTCCAACTGCAACAGATGACAACCCGATATCAGCTATTGATGTGCAGATGCTCTTCCATGAGTACAGCGCGACAACCGGGCAAGATTGGTATAGCAATGAGGGATACAACTATACATGGCCGGGATTCAAAAAATCAACCGACGATCCGCGAACACTGGCCGAAGCGTACTATTGGCAATACGAGCGCAGCAGCGCGCAGGGGCCGGGAAGTCGTGGCGAACAAGCGGCGGCATGGTATGAGTTTTTCGGCGGTGTTCTCCCTCCCTATCCGTCAAAAATTCCGGTTTGGCTGCTCTACAAATTTAAAAGGGGGTTGTTTTAATTGGCATTCACTCCACCTTTTTTCTACGACACGCTTAACAGCGTTGACGGCATGATTCACCCTTCGTTTCTGCATGTGCATAATACCGGGCTCGCGAGATTTTTTAAACGCTATCTTTTGCAGGATGCTTTGTCGGTGTTTAAATTTACACTGCCGGAATGGTGGGATGCTGATTTTTTCCGCTATAACCTGCTCGGCGTGGGTTTTGTGGCGGTTATAAACACTGACCGATTCGGCGTTATCCCGATGTCCTGCTCGCTTGGTGGTCAAAATGTGTTTTACAGACCCAACAAAGCAAGCGTTGCAAATCCGCTTATCCGGCAGCATGGGCCGCTGACCATCGGTCGAGATTGCGCGCTCATCAAAATGCAGCCAGATTATTCGGGCGTAGCGGGGATTGTGGACACATACGGAGATCTAATGACTCTATGCTGGCAGTGTGCAGCCGTGAATATTCTCAACTCACATCTGTCATACATCGGCGAAGCAGACAGTAAAGCTCAAGCGGAGACGATTAAAAAACTCTATGACAACATTGCAAGCGGTATTCCGGCGGTTGTCCAGCGCACGGGCAGCAAAGCGGGCGACGGGCTGCATCTGCTGACGCAAAATGTCGGGCAAAATTTTATTGCAGGCGACGTTCTGGACGTGCTGCAAAAAATCCAAGCTGCTTTCCGCGCTGAGATCGGCATCCCAAATGTTCAGACCGAGAAAAAAGAGCGGCTTATCACGGGAGAAATTGCAAGGGGCGACATGTTCACGCGGAGCAAAGCGCGCATGTGGCTTGACGAGATTCGCGCCGGGATGGCGCAGAGTGAGAAGATGTACCCTGACATTCGCGGTTTGCTGGGCGTTGATTTTGCGGTGGAGGTGACAGACGGTGGAAGCGACTCTATCAATTCTAGGGCTGTATAACTATCAGCCAGCAATTTTTGACTCGCTCACTATTCCGACGAGCGTTGACAGAGAAACATTGATTGATAATATCATCATGGAGGCGGCGGAGCTGGAATTGCTGTTCCCGAATGCTGATATACTGGGCAGACTGATCGGTAATTGGAGCAAGACACGGCTTGCGGCATGGAACCGCATGATTGGGGCACTCGATGCCGAGTATAACCCGATTGAAAATAGCGACAGATACGAAGATCATCTCGAAGACTACACGCGCGACCTTAAAGAAAGCGATAATTACACGCGAGACCTTAAAGAAAACGATAATTACACTCGCAATCTGACGGACAGCGGAAAGAACAACAGCAGCAGCAACACACAAAACAGCCGAACAGGGTACAACAGCGGCGATCTACAGGTTACCGACAGCAGCAGCAGCGAAGACCACAGCGACGATACGCGCAGCTACACGGGCGATGACAATCGAAATAAAGGATTCACGGGCAGCGACAATCGCAATAAAGGATTCACGGGAGGCGACAAACGGCATAGTGTTATACATACTCATGGCAATATCGGCGTAACTACAAATCAACTTATGGTTGAAGCAGAGCTTAAACTTCGGCAGTATGATATTTATAAGCTTATAACAAATGAGTTTATCGACACATTCTGTATCGGAGTATATTAAAGGGGGTAAAAAATATGTTTAACGATTGGCCCTACACCAATTTGCACAATCTCAATCTTGATTGGATTTTAGGCAAAATTAAAGGAACGCAAGCCGATTTCAAAGCGCAATTTGACGAACTGAATAACAAATATAACGCGCTAACCAAAAAGGTTGACGCTATTCCGGCAGAAGCCGCTAATAGCTACTTGACGCCGGAAATGTTCGGCGCGAAGGGCGACGGCGTGACGGATGACACGGCAGCACTCCAAGCGGCTTTTGATGCGGCTACTACCAGCAAAAAAACGCTTTACAGTTTCGGCGTAACATATTATGTTACTGCTACGATTAATGTAAATGGCCCAGTACGTTGTGACTTTGGTTATTCCTATCTTAAATGTCCGGGAAGCATGAAAACACCCGTAATTGACTATAACAGCGAAGGCTATGAATCATCTTTTAACGCAATCTGTTTTGATGGTAATGATTCGCCTGCAACTATGATGAAAATTTCACGCAGCAATAACACATTCATTACAAATGTATATTCATTTCGTTGTAAAAATTTCATTGATGTGGTAACCGGTTACGAACTCACGCTATCCAAAGCGCTTTTGTTCAATGCTGATGGTACACTGGGAAATATTGCCGTTAAATGTCAGTCGTATGATTGTCATTTCAGTGAAGTTTATGCAGTAAACTATCAAACGATTTTCGATATGATCGGCGGTAGTAACCGCATTGATTTTTGTCATTGCTGGAACACGTCAAGCAGCAGCTGGAACAATACCAAGTTTGCCGATATCAAAGAAAGTTATAACATTTTCACGGCATGCACGAGTGACACTTTTGATATCAGTTTCAACGTCGCAAACGGCAAACTATTGTTTGTTTATGACCTTCTGGCTTATCATGATACAAAGCCCAATTGCGTACTTTTCGCAGGAGATACTACAAAGGTTTATATCAACGGTATACAGGGAAATGGGCGTAAGATAAACAAACTATGCGACGGTCAATTTTCGGGCCGCTTAACCGGCTTGACACTCACAGACTATATCGATGTACCCGCAAAAACATGTTATTATGTCGAGGTGACACCCGTAAATGGCGCAACGATCGACAGTAACCGCCTGTATATTGGGGATGACACGGTAACGGTTGAAATTCACGGTTCAATTTCATTCAGTGGTAATACGACGGGATATGTGGACGTGGCCAAAATTCCGAAACCCTTTTATCCGTTATCATATACCTATCATGCTGGATACCTTGGAGAGGCATACGCTGCGGCAAATACTAACATGTTTGCTATCTCAGGCGCTAGCGAGATTCGATTCTATACAAACGATAAAAACGGCGTCAAAAGCTTTGCACTTACAGCCACCGTTCGAGTACATCGAGATTAACCGCGCACACAGTAAGAGGGCCAGAAATGGCCCTCTAATCGTTTGTTTTCAAAAAGGTATAATCTATCTAGGGCATTGTAAGACCATCAGCGGGGCTTTCATGATATCACCTCATTCCTCCACAAATTCCAAATCCCAACCACGGCCGTACTTGTCATAGATCATATCTTCGGCCTGTTCACGCGTTGCAGCGTATTCGTCTTTGGTCTCATCCTCATCAGTCGCTTGCACATGGTAAGTGATATCGCCCGACTTTTCATCCCACAGGATATCAATTAACGTGGGCAGAAATTCATTGTAGATCTGCGCAATTTTCATTTTGATTACCTCTCTTTCAGTCTGTAAAGCCACGGCCCGAAGGCCCAAAGGCCGAAGGTCCGAAGGCCAACCCTTCGGAACAACTATATTATACCAGATTATAGTCTAATGGGCAATAGCTTTTCATCCATAACTCTTGTTTTGTGCAAAACAACCAAAAATATACCTGGAAGATGGTTTTATATTGTGCGTTCTGTATATCTTGATAAAACGCTGTCAATCTGGCATGAAAACGTTCGGAACGGAGCGAACAATGGGGGAAC